AACAAATACTAATTTAGAAATTGTAGAACAAGCCATTGGTGGTACTGCTTCACAGGCTGTCTCTGATTCAGGAGACACGACTCTGTCAGTATCTGATGGTTCAACTGGTGCAACTCTCGCACACAGAGTTATAGAATTTACTGGAACATTAACTGCATCCAGAAATGTTACAATACCTTTAGATGTTCAACAACTTTATCTTTTAAAAAACGGAACTTCTGGATCACAAAACGTAGTATTAAAATATGTTAGTGGAACAGGAACTTCAGCCACAGTTGCAAATGGTAAAACAATATTAGCCTATGCAAAAGCTGATGATGGCACAAATCCAAATATAGTTTCTGTTGAGTTTGGTGGAGATGTTGTAGACGACACATCACCACAATTAGGTGGAGACTTAGATGTTAATGGAAATGATATTGTATCAACTTCAAATGCAGACATAGATATAATTCCAAATGGAACTGGAGATGTGGTCCTTGCAGCTGATACAGTAAAAGTTGGAGATTCTGGTGCAGCGGCTACCCTAACTTCAAATGGAGCTGGAGCATTAACTGTAACAACAGGAGGTGCAGCAGATTTAGTTTTAAACACAAATAGTGGAACAAATGCAGGAACTGTTACTCTTACAGATGCAGCAAATGGAGATATAACTATAGCTCCAAATGGCACAGGTAGAACAAAAGTAACTAATGCATCACCAGGAACTAGTTCTACTCAAATTGTAACCACTGATGGAAAAGGTATTGTCTTTTCCATGGTTTTCGGGTATTAATCTAAAAGGAGAATAAAATATGGCAACACCGAATCTTGTAAACATAGCAACAATCACACCTAAAAACGCTATGGGTAGTTTATCTGATACAAACAGAACTACTATGATTGATGTCCCTGCAGAAACTGCAGTTAGAATTGATACAATATTATTAGCTAACATTGATGGAACTAACGCTGTTGATGCAACAGTAGAAGTTAGTAACGACAATGGTTCAACCTACTATAAAATAGCAAGCACAATTTCAGTGCCTGCAGATTCAACATTAGATTTAATTTCAAGACCTATCTACCTAGACGAAACTGACTTAATTGCTGTTACAGCTGGAGCTGCTAACGATTTAGCTTTTCATGTTTCTTATGTAGAAATGGTAGACTAGGAGAATAAATGCCAAGAATAATTAAATTAGCAAAAGGAGATTTTACAGTTTCTAGTATAACTGTTGATAGTAGTGGAAGAGTAATTACTGCATCTTCAGGAACAGCAGGAGGCGGAGCTAATGAATTAGCTTTAGCCGCAATAGGTGGTCAAAGTGGAACTTATACTGCTAACGCAAACGCAAACAGAATAGCTGCTTACATGGCAGCAGCTGGTGGAGGCGGGGGATCTAGAGACAGCACTCAAAACAACGTAGGAGGAGACGGAGGAGCTGGAGGCTATGGACTTTTTAGCTTTTCAATACCTGGTCATCCTTTTTCACAACCTTATGCAGTAGGAAGTGGGGGAGCAGGCAATACAACTCCCAATGGTAGTCAAGGTCCTGGTGTTGCTGGAGGACAAACAACAATAGCAAATGTAGGAACCGCTAATGGAGGAGGTGCAGGAGTTGCAAACAATGATCAAAATGGATCAGATGGAACCGCTCCAAGTGCAACACTTGATTTTACGCCAAGTCCTGGTCCTGCTAGACAGATAGTGATACCTGGAATAACGGGATTGGGCGGACAAGGGAAACAAGGCAATCCACAAGGTGGGGGTGAAACAGGCACCACTGGTGCATTACTAGTTTATGAAAACAAAGGAACTTAATAAATGGCGTTTGCTTATAAACCTAAACCCGAAAACACTATTTGTGCAATAGCAGCTAACGAAACTGAAGCTGAAAAAATGGGTATTAATTCAGAAACATTAGTTTTATTTGACAAAGTAGATATTACCGATACTGTGTTCAATCAAATTAGGTTGGGAGATAAACTTTGTTCAGCAATGAGCGACAGTGACTTAACTTTAATTGATAATTGGGAAGACTATATTCAATCAGCAGATCAAGCAAGTGCACTTAGAGAACAAGAAATAAATCAGATTAATAATTGGATTAATGTTAATAAAGGCAACTCTAGAGCAAATGATTTTATTACTTATATCAGCGATTATCAGGCTTTAGATTTAGGAAGTTCTTGGCCTATTGACGTTAGTTGGGGAAGACACATTGAATCTTTA